CTGCAAAAGGCTAACCAACAACCCTGAAAAGTTGATGGTCCGCCGCTTGTGTCGTCTAGGTACGACAATGTGCTCATCAAAGATGTGGAGTCGGACAGGCCGAGGCTCGAGCCCAAAAAAGAATTTGGACTGAGTAAACGGACACTGTCTTAGGACCCCAGCGTTTCTTTGTGGCACTTGGATACCCGAATCGATGTTCGCCCAACGAGGAACCGGTCGGAATTTCACTCTTGACAAGAGGAAGCCGATCAGTCTCGGTAAGGCGATCCCGGTCTTTGTTACAAACCGGACAAGCTGGTTAATTGCAGAGTAGCGAGCTGGCTGCGTGTCCAGGTTTCCGAAATAGACACCACGAATATCGGTGCCTCGGAAGAAATCTGAACCGCAGGACTCGCGGAACGGCCCTTCTACGAAGGACTTGTCGGTATTAAGGGTAAAGCCAAGAAGTGTCAACAAGTGGATGACATCACCCGTTACAGAACGGGGACATATTATGTCATCACCATAGACACCCCAGTCATTACCCACAGCTGACCGCCCCCAGGGTATTCCCCTGAAGGCATAGGCTGCACCGACGACTGCCGAGAACAACATGGTCTGAAGCGGGAACGTATAACCGTTCCCCATAGACGAAATCATGTGAAGCTCGACAGTCCCGCGCCCTGGTATATCTACCGTCGGACACCGCAGTTTATCGAGCCACCCGAAAAACTCGGGGGGCAAGAGCCACTGCAGCATGCGCCGGGAGATAGAATCACTAGCACTCGATAAGTCAAGTGTAGCGACTCCGTCAGTGATACTACCAAGACGGGCAAGATCTCGATTCTTAAACTGCTGCTCTTCAATGGAGATGCCAAATCTCTCACGAAGACGCCGTTTGAGGTGCCACGCGACACCCAGCTGATAATACATATTCAGCGTGGGCTCGACGCAGATACACCGCGAGATCTTATCGTTCTTTGGGACGAAGCTAAGACGGCTTCCGCTCTTGATCCGTGTCTCCGGATAGGATAGCTTCCGAGTTTCCTCGGCATTGCTCCACTCTGGGACCGATCGGATGAAGCGCCTGTACCAAAAGTACAGCGAAGAAGAAGTACACGACAACGGAGATGAGAAGAACTTCGTATAGAAGTCCCCCCCGTTCGCATCAAGGTTCGATCCCGGTCCTATCTCCGCTCTTTCGAGCAGGTCATATGGATGGTCGAACAACCCTTGCGGATTCTGCGAGGTTTCTCCGATGCGCAACCAAAAGTCCCACACCACTGTCTTAAGGTGGTTCAGGAGCATTTCGGTTCGAGTGTCAAATTCACTCGGTAGTGACCACCTGGAACAACGTTCGTTGCTCTCCAGGAATTTCTCCAGCGCAGCTTTGTCTGCTAGGTCCGAATTTTTGTACTCCCACTTTTTTATTAGGGAGTTTCGGATGCTTACAGCGGCTGCCTCTTGAATGGTCATGCCTGGCCAGAACTCTCCCCCGGTATGAGGGAGAGCCTGAGATACCAGGTCCTCTTCGAGAAGTTTGACGACCTTAAGCGGCTCGATGGCCATAGAAAGGTAATCTCCGAGATGAAAACTGTGCAGCTGATTCTCAAATAAAAACCAGTAGCACCAATCCTAAACAATAATCTAGGGAGGAACCCCCAAATCAAGCTCAGGAACGACGGACCCCCCGTGTTAGGGGAGGTTGCCCGTAACGAGAGTGTCGTAGATATCGTTGCCTTCTTCGGTCAGAAGACCGATGAGGAACGCGATCAACGCCTTAATCTCGTCCGGTGCGTACGTTTCCATCCCTGCCGGGATATCCCAGATTCCTCGGAATCTGGCAGTCCCGTACACGTTAGCCGCGCACAGTCCGCCCTTATCAATGGCGAGCTTGTACTGGTTAACGGGAACCTGCCGAACAGGCTGTCCAGTGAGCGAGTTCAAAGGCGGCAGTGCACGAAGCACTTGCGGCTTGAAGAACGTCGCGCTGAACGGCTTGGACGCAGAATTGGCCGAAGCCGTACCCTGCGTGCCCGTAAGTGCCGAAACCACGTGTTTGACGCTATTAAACGTCGGCGCGCGGTCCGTCACCAGGGTGTAGGCAGGGGTGGTAAAGCCAGTGATGGCAAAACCTGTCGTCGATGAGTCTGGCGAATATGCCATGATTTGGAACCTTTATTGACGATGTTGAAGAAAGGTATTACGTAGGCGCGGTAGCTGTTATTCTTTCAGCCCCGTTTCCTGCCGTGATACGCCTTTTGGAGCGTGGCTCTAGCGTGTCCCAAGGCAAGCATGTTCAACCACTTGGTCGAACTTCCAGGAATCTCGAATTGAAAAGTCGGGAGTAGTCCCGACGGATTCCCTGCTTGTCTGAAGATGCGCTTTCGCCACTGATAGGACGGAGACCCAGCTTTCGTAGCGATGTCTGAATATGACACCCCAGGAGACGTGGATAGTACTAGGGTTACTTCACCCGAAGTTTCAACTTCGGATAATTGAAGTGTTCCCTCACTAGTCCACAACAACTGGCCTGAGTTGAAACTCAGGGCCGCAATTATATCACCAGCATTGGTGAAATAATCTGCGATGAAGGACCACGGCGTAAGCTCCCAAAGAGTAGGAAGGAATTCAC